CCTGCCCCATGATCGCCAATGTCAACCGGCGCGGCGGCACTTGTGCTCCAACGGGAGACAATGCCGAGCCGAGTTGTATGGTCAGGCTAGTCAATCCGCCATTGCCGCCAACCACTTGGCCGGTGTACGCAGCCACCAGCTCCTGCCCAGCTTGCGGGGTGTTGTTGTTGATGGTGGAATCAAACTGGTAGATGCTGAGATCCACCAGGCGGCCATCGCTGATGGCAGCCAAGAACGCATCCAACACCAGGCCGGTGGCTGCAGCGGTAACGGAGACTGACTGCTCAGTACCACTGCTACCGGCGGTGATGCCATCAGCGATGAACGGCACGTAGTTCCAGCTGGCGCTCGACCATGTGACGCTGGTGTTGGCGTAGTAGCTCTGCCACCGCTGATAGGTGGTACCACCGGCGTCATAGATGCGGAGGTATTGGCTTTGCGCTCTCATCAGGCCATGCCCAGCGCGATGCGTGCAGATGGTGTACGCAGCCGGCCGATCACGCCTTCAGCAGTCAGCCGCATGGCGCGTTCCATGTCGGCCACTGTGACGTAGCGCTGGCCGTCAAACTCCATCACCGGGCCGGTAGTTACGTTGATCGTAGTGCTATTACCCGTCGATCCGGTAGGCGTTGCTGCGACTGCGGAAGCTCCGCGCACTCCAGACAGGTAATTTGACACAAATCCTGCTGCCTTGGATTCGGGCACGATGTACTCGGATTCGCCAGCTTCACCGATAAGGCCAAGTGTCGGGCGGCTTACGAAGCCACCTTGAGCGAATCTTCTGACTGGGCTATTTCTGCTGACTGTCGGCGCTGTAGCTTGTGCTCTTAAATTGTTTAGTCGTTGTTGAGCATCAGCTGCTTCTCTGATTTTGGTGGCAGCCACTTCAGCATTGGTGGCTATCCTGATGAAATTGCCCGCAGACTTGTCGCTATTGATGGCAATACTACTCGTAGCCTGAGCCATAAACTGCGATGACGAATAAGCGTTCGCCAGGCTTTGAGACACCGCTAGCGCTGAATCTTGCGTTAAGCGAATCTGATCGCTGATTAGCTTCTGCTCTAGCGCGGTTTGAGCAGTAAGGATCTTTGCATTGTATTGCGCCTCTGCTGTGATTGCCTGATACCTGACTAGCTCTTTATTCGCCGCAACTTGAGCGGCAGTAGAGTTTATGACCGCATTTTGCGCTTGCAGTGCTTCCCCTAGTTTCTGGCGTTTGGCGGTCTCTTCCTCGACGTTCTTTGCTTTCAGGATCTGAAGGAATCCTTCTGCGCGGATCTCATCGTATTTAAGCCTAGCAGATTGAAGCTGCAGCTCGCCTTTGATCTTCTCCAGGCGAATGTTGTCTAGTGCTTGGCGGTACTCGATAACCGCAGCCTGCGCCTGTTGCCTGAATATCGCAACTGCAATATTGAATCGTTGCTGCGCAGTTCTGGCAAACTGGTACTCACGCTCCAGTTGAACTCCTCTGAGATCATTGATGGCCTTTTCTGCCGTAAATCTTGCCGATGTAATAGTGGCGCCCCTTTCAAGAGATGCAATCTGCGCATCAAGCGAAGTCTGCTGAGCACGCAGATTATTCAGCACGCTATTGGTAGCTGCAATCAGTCCTTTATTCTTTTCGGCTGCTGCCTCGATCTTGGGAGGGATCTGATCTAAACCTTGAAGTTGTTTCTTGATTTCGGCATTTATTCTTGCAGTCTCATCCGCAATTCCGCCTTGCTTTCCTTTGGCCTTTTCCGCCTTAATGCCAGCGTCACCCATTGCATTTCCAAGAGTCACAGCAGCGGCCGTAGCAGCACCAAGCGCTAATGCTGTAGTCGCTAAGCTCGCTGGGTTCATAACTCCTTGAAGAAACGCTGCTGCAACGCCTGCTGCTTTTTTAGCAGCCGCAAGCAATCCGGTAGCCACTGCCCACGCTTTGGTAGCAATGGCCGACGCGTTTAGCACCGCAACAAACGTACCAAGAAATACGGCTGTTTTAGCCAAACCTTTGATGTTCCTACGCACCAAGTCAACGGCGTCAGCGAGAACCTTGAACGGCGCAATGATTGCAGGAGTGATGGGCTTGAATGATACAATTAGATTCTTGAATGCCGAGTCAACTTCTTTTAATGCTCCTTGCAAAGTATCACCCATATCCTTAAAAGCCTTGTCCGCCACGCCTGTAGCGTTCTTTTGGTTTTCTAGGTTTTTATTAAACTTTTCCATGTTGCCGCTAACTAAAGGCAGCACCGCCTTTAGGGCATCAACGGAGCCAAATAGCTGCGTCAACTTAGTAGTGCTGCCGCCCGTTGCTTGCGCTACATCAGCTAATAGCCCGCCAAATCCTTTGGTGCGCAATCCTGTTTCATTAAACTCAATGCCTAACTCTTTGGCTAGGGATTGCGCTTCCGCTGTTGGCTTTAGTATCGCGACTAACGCCTGATTTAATCCAGTAAATGTTGCTTCAACTGGCACGCCTTGCGCCGTAATAGTGCCAATTGCAGCGTTCAGTTCATCAATGCCAACGCCAGCAGCATTTGCGGTTGGGGCCAAAAGTCCGATTTGAGTGGCGTATTCAGCCAATATAATTTTGCCATCATTTTGCGTTTGAATAAATCCATCCACCAAATTTCCGGCTTGAGCGGCAGCCATTCCATAGGCGTTTAACACGCTAGTAACAGCATTGCCAACTGTATTTAAGTCGCTCATGCCACCCACAGCACCCTTGGTGGACGCCTGTAGGATTACGGCCTGGTCGGATACACTCATAAAGCCGGCCGACGCAACATCGTATGCTGCGGCTGTTAACTCAACAGCAGAGGCTTGTCCTTTCAGTTCATTTGATAGGTTCATGAACCGAGCAGAAGCTGTATCAGCATTAACACCTAGCGATTTAAGCGCACCTTCCGCTTTTGATTGCTGAACTAATGTATCAAATGATTGTTGCAGGGTGAAGGCTGCGCCAGTTACCGCTGCAAGTTGACCTACTACTGAAGATGCTGCACTTTTAAGGTTTTCAAATATGCCCTTAGTCTTCTTAGGGATCCGGTCAAACGAACCATTTAACTTTTCTACCTCATTTTGAATCGCCTGAAGCAGTGACTGCGCCTGCTTGCCATCAATGTTGATGGCGACATTGGCAACTACAGACATGGCCGACGACCTCGCATGAAGCCAGTCTACCTGCGGCGACTCTTTCTAGCCGCTTCCTCTTGCTCTTGCGTTTCGATCTCAAATAGGGCTGCCCAGATCTGCAGCTCTTCCTTCGTAATGCGCTGGCTTAATTCGCTGAGTGTATAGCCCAGCTCACGAGCCAGGCGAAGCATGAGCCTTAGATACAAGTCACGCTTTAACTCAGCGGCTACTTTCCCGCTTCTGCCTCGGTTACATCGTTCTTGTCTGTGATGACAGCCAGCATCATGATCTGCAAGTCTTCATCACGCACCTCATTCTTCAGTTCAGCGATTTCGCCGGGTCTGAACAACGGCTGACCGGCATCATCTTTTGCCTTCTGAATCAGCAGCTGCAGTGCAAAGGCAATCGCCTCGTCGCTTCCAGCATCCTTCTGCGCCTTCTCCCTCTCGGCCATCGTAAGGGGAGTGCAGTAAAACTCAAACTCACCGCCATCGCTCAGCGTGACGACTTTCTTGATGGGGACTAGGTGAGCAGCTTTCTTGAGCCGATCAAGTGCGCGAGCCATGTGATTACGCTATACGATTGGATTGTAGGCATGGAAAAGCCCCGGTACAAGACCAGGGCTTCTGTGTCTGCGTGATCAGCTCTTGACCAGATCAAACGTAGGCGCGTCGCTCGGGCGGAACGACACCTCGATTGACTGGCCATCATCAGGGTTGACCGTGAAGTTGGCAGCCGTCAGGATGACGGGCACCGTGATCGAACGGCTGAGGGTATCGCTGACGCTGCCGCCGCTTACCACGCGATCGATGTAGAGCTTCATCGTGGCGCCCTCCTGCTCCCGCTGGAGCACATCAGCAACCAAGCGGCTGGCGATGCTGGTGTCTTCGCTGGTGGTGTAGATGGTAGCCGAGCCTGAACCATCGGCAAAGCCGCTGATGTACCGGCGGAATGGCACGGTCTGACCAGCGGCCTGGCCGATGGTGGTGACGTCGATTTCTTCGCGGGTCACTTCAAACGACCACTCGCGCACCTCAGCTACTGCCACGAAGCTGTCGTATGCCACCTGAAAGATGTTTGGCGTTACAGCCGTGCCATCATCGGTGATCGCCACGGTAGAGCCACCAAGCGTGGCAGATACCTGCATGGCACCAGTGCTGGCGGTGTAGCTGATGACGTAGTAGGTAGTAGCAGCAGAGATGCCGCCAGGCAGGGTGCCAGAGCCCGCAGCGCCAGTGTTGACGTTGATCACGCTGAACTGCACCGGGTCGCCAACCTTGAAGCCAAGGAACGGCAGGACGGTGATCACGTCAGTGGTGGCATTAACGCCAGATTCGGCAAACGTGGCAATAGTGCCAGCTGGCTTGTAATAGAGCGCCCCGGCTGTGCCGGACAGAACGGTGGCAGACATCAGTCAGCGGAAGAACTGCTGTCAGTCTACATACGCCTCAAACGTGATCGTAAGTTGCGTTTGGTAGTACGCTGCAGGCGCTGGTGGTGTGATCTGCACCGGTCCCGATGCTGCGTCGAAGTGAATATCGCTGACCACTTGCCGGTCAAACAGATCCTTGATGCGCTCCGCAATGGTGAAGTTCGCCGCAGTGCCAGCACCTAGCGGCGTAAACACATTGACCGTCAGTACGCCATTTTGCCGGTTGAAGCCAGTAGACGGAGCTAGCAGCGTGGCATAGGCGTTGTCGCCAAACCGAATGA